GATTCGCATTTACGCAAGTTCAAACTAGAAAGTGGTTTACGACTCTAGACAACCTAGTTTTGGAAACTAGATGCTAGAATATTCAAAACTACTTTTAAAAGTTTGGTTAGGAGTGCCGCAAATGCATAAGCCCGCGCCGTGGCAGCGGCGTTTCTACAGGTCAAAGGGGTGGCAGGCGTGCCGTCAGGCGGTCTGGGAGCGCCAGCACGGGCTGTGTGCCGACTGCATGGAGCGCGGCGAGCTCACGCCGATAGACGAGGTGCACCATCTGGTCGAGCTGAACGAGTTCAACGTCACAGACCCCAAGGTGAGCCTTGACCCGAGCAAGTGCGTCGGCCTGTGCCGCAACTGCCACAACAGGCGCCACGAGAAGGGCTACAAGAAGCAGGGCCAGCCCGGTCGGGTCTGGTTCGATGAGGACGGCAGGCCCGTCAGGAAGGATGCTGGGGTATGAGCGAGGCAGAGGGAGAGTACATGGTGCTGGTGCCAGAGCTGAGACCGGCAATCGCACGGCTCAAGGAGCCCGTGGTTGACGAGGACGGCTACGTGACCCACCACGAGGTTCGCGAGCACGAGTGCCTGGTTCACACGACGCAGGTTGCACGCGGCTGGGTCTGCGAGTTGGAGGACGGCAGCGTGAGCGTGGTTCCCTACGAGAATGTGAGGTTTGCCGATGGCGAGGAGTGAGACGTGGGAGAAGGAGGTCATCCGTGAGTCGGAGGCCTACAAGGCGATGGCCGAGACGGGGCGCTACGACCTCGATGACCCAACCATCGAGTCCACCATCTGCCAGTACGCGTGGCTCGATGACAAGATTCAAGAGTGCCGCCGCATACTGGACACCGAGGGTCTGATGGTGATGGGGATGCACGGCAAGGTGCAGAACCCAGCGCAGGGCTCGGTTAAGGCGTACATGCAGATGCAGGGCGAGGCGCTGCGCCAGCTCAAGCAGCTCACCGCAGAGGCGCCCGCCAAGTCGGACGAGCTAGAGGACTTCCTGAGAGGCGATGGCGATGACTGACATCGACTTCGGGACGGTCATCTACCTCTGCGACGGCAAGGCGTGCGGTGACGAGTGCCCAAACGAGTACTGCCACCACACGACGCAGTGGGAGCACGCGCTGCACAAGGACGCCGACCTCAAGGACTTCGTGAGCATGCCCAACGGCAACGGCAAGATAGACTTGGTTGAGCCATTCTATGGTTAGTGCGTACTTCGAGTACATAGCCGACGTTCTCGCCGGCGCGTTCGTCACCTCCGGCAAGATCAGGAAGCTTTGCGCCATCCTCAAGAAGCGCGGCACGCGGTACAAGCGCTGGCACTACGACCAAGCCAAGGCCGACCACGCCATCCGCTTCATCGAGACGTTCTGCTGCCAGACATCGGGCAAGATTGGCGAGAAGCTCAGGCTCCAACCGTTTCAGCTGTTCATCCTCTCCGCAGTCTTCGGATGGGTGGACGATGACGGCAACCGCGAGTTCCAAGAGGTTCTCATCATCTTGGGCCGCAAGAACGGCAAGTCCACCCTGTGTGCCGCCATCGCGCAGTACCTCATGGTGGCTGACGGCGAGTACGGCCCGCAGATTTACACGATGGCGTGCACCGACTCCCAGGCTGCTCTGTGCTTCGGCGCGTGCAAGAAGATGATGAAGCAGTCACCGGCGCTCAAGCGGCGGGAGCGGACGGGCACGGTTCCCGAGCGCAGGCGGCAGGGCATCCTGCACGAGTCCAACGACGGGTTCATAACCACACTGACCATGAACACGGAGCTTGACGGCCTCGACGTGCACGGGGCGGTCTGCGACGAGATTGCCGCGTGGAGGACTGACGGCCCGTACAACGACGTGAAGCAGGGCATGTCAGCGCGCAAGCAGCCGCTGATGTTCGAGATCACGACCGCTGGCTTCGTTCGCAACTCCATCTACGACACGCAGTACGCCTACGCCACGCGCTGGCTGGACGGCGAGATCGAGGATGACCGCTTCATCCCGTTCATCTGGGAGCTCGACCGCACCGATGACTGGATGCACAACGAGGAGTGCTGGTACAAGGCCAACCCCGGACTCGGCACCATCAAGTCCATAGACACGATGCGCGGGTTCGTGCAGCGCGCCATCAACGAGCCGACGTTCAGGCCCACGGTTCTCACCAAGGACTTCAACGTGCCGCAGAACAGCTCCACGGCATGGCTATCGTGGGAGGAGTCGGGCAGCGAGGAGCGCTTCGACTTCTGGCAGGCTGGCTTCCGCTACTGCGTCATCGGCTTCGACTACGCCCAGTCGGTAGACCTCGCGGCGGCTCAGGTGCTCTGCATGCGTCCCGAGCGCGACGAGGACGGCAACATAGTGAGGGAGCCGGACGGCACGCCCGTGTTCGACCCGCACATCTACGAGACGAGCATGTACTGGATGCCCGAGACCAAGTTCGACGCGCAGGAGACCAAGGGCGAGCGCGTCACGAAAGACCACGCGCCCTACCGCCTGTGGCGAGACCAGGGGCTGCTGAGGGTGGTGCCAGGCAACGTCGTTCCCGTGGGCGTGCTGGCCGAGTTCATCAACGAGCTTCGCGACGAGCACGGGCTGTACACCTTCGCCATCGGATACGACCCGTGGCACATCATCGGCGGTGACCGCGAGCTGCTTGAGCAGATGGTGGGGGAGGAGCGCTGCGAGGCGGTCATCCAAGGCCCCAAGACGCTCTCCGACCCGATGTACCGCATACGCGCGGACTACCAGCAGGGTCGCTTCGTTGACGATGCGCACCCCATAAACCGATGGTGCCGCATGAACGTCATGGCGATATACGATGCCAACCTCAACATCATGCCCGACAAGAAGGAGGGCAAGGGGGCCAACAAGATTGACGGCTTCATGGCAGAACTCGACGGCTACGTGGCACTTCTCCGTCACGAGGGCGAGTACAAGGCCATCCTGACGTAGGCGGGCAGACCAGCGAAGCCCCATCCGAGCGCAACGGGTGGGGCTTTTTCTGTATGCATCGACACCAAAGATTTATGCAAAACGGCGAAACTCGCCAACTGGGCTTTTGTTATGGGTTATGGGTTACAAAATAGGCATAACTGATGGTCTACCTGCGGTTTGTTTAAAACGAGCAGTTTTATGCATATTGGGTTGGGTTATTAAACTGGGATTTCTCTTGGTATGCGTAACGCCAGCGGCGTGGTGACGCGTCGCGCGCGCCAAAGCGCGTGGGCGCAGGCGCGGCTCCGCTACGCCGCTGAGCGTAACGCAGAGAAAGGGCTGTTTTATGCGAAAACCGACCCATCCACGAATACTCCATTGGATGGTGATGGTTAAGAACGAGCGAATATACGGAAATTTGAGTAGTACGGGCCATTTTATTGACAATTACATACTCAGACCGTACATTTGATACAGTGGGATATTTGTTGGGGTCGCGTCGTGGAGCGTGGCCCCTTTCTTTTTGCGCGAGGGAGGCGATGGCCCTTGGCGAGCGAAAACCTCGTGTCCAAGTTCCTCGGCAGGTTCCGCAAGAGGTCTGATGCCAAGTCGAGGACTGCCGGCTACTTCAAGACGCTCAACGAGTACAACCCGTCGTTCAGGACGTGGCGCGGCGGCGTCTACGAGATGGAGCTGACCCGAGCGTGCATCCACGCGTTCGCGAGCGCGTGCTCCAAGGGCGAGCCGCACATCGCGGGCAACGGAAGGCCGGAGCTGGTCAAGGCGTTCAAGAGCTGGCCCAACCCGTACATGACGTGGCCGCGCTTCCTGTACCGCCTAGCGACCATCTACGAGGTTGACTGCACGGCGTTCGTCATCCCGACCTACGACGATCGCGGCTTCACCAACGGGCTGTTCCCCATCCGCCCCGAGTACACCGACCTCATTGACGTGGACGGCGAGATGTGGGTTCGCTTCACCCTGCGGACGGGAGAGCAGATGGCGTTCCCCGCGTCCGAGGTCTGCTGCATATCCAAGTACCAGTACCTCAGCGACTACTTCGGCACGGCCAACAACCTACAGGCCACGATGGACTTGCTCAACAAGCAGGTTCAGGCCGAGCACAACGCCGTGGAGCTGGGCGGCAAGATTAAGTTCATCGGCAAGGTAGTCGGTCAGGTGGCGCCCGAAGACCAGCGCCGCAAGCGCGACGAGTTCTATGCGCGCAACTTCACCGACAACGACACCATCCTGATGACCTACGACTCGACCTTCGCCGACATCACGCAGGTCAAGGCGAGCACGTACACCATCTCCACCGACGAGATGGAGCGCATCGACAAGCACGTGTTCGACTACTTCGGCTGCAACGAGGACATCCTGCAAAACAAGGCCGACGAGGCCAAGTGGGACTCCTACTACGAGGGCAAGGTCGAGACCTTCTTCCTGCACCTGTCCGAGGGGCTCACGCAGAGCTGCTTCTCCCGCAGGATGGTCACCCAGACCGACGCCAATCGCATTTGGTTCGGCTCCGACAGGTTGCAGTTCGTCAGCGCGGCCACCAAGCGAAACATCGTCCGAGACATGACCTCGTACGGAATCATGACCGTCAACGAGGGCCGCGTCATCCTAGACCTCCCGCCGCTGCCAGGCATGGACGTGTTCATGGTGCGCGGCGAGTTCTTCCAGATGGACATGAGCGGGCGGGTGGTGTTCGCGTCGGGCGGTCGAGAGGGACTGCCGACGCCAGACCCGAGCGATGACCCCGACTTCGACCTCGGCGGCGATGACCAGCTCTACAACGACGTGGACGCATACGGCGCGACCGAGAAACCCGACATCTAGAGGAGGCAACATGCCAGCCAAACCGCACGAGAGGCAATACCGCTCGCTGCTCACGCCGCTCGCCCCGGTCTCCACGGGTGCCGAGAAGCGCTTTGACAGCGATTACTACGTCGAGGGCTACGCTTCGACGTTCAACGACCCCTATCTGCTCTACAAGACAATCGATGGAGTCGAGGTGTGGGAGGTCATTGACCCCGACGCCTTCCACGAGTGCCACATGAGCGATGTCATCTTCCAGTTCGACCACGCAGGTCGTGTGTACGCCCGTCAGAGCAATGAGACGCTCGTGGTCGAGCCGCAGCTGCACGGACTGTTCATGGCGGCAGACCTCGGCAGCACCACAGGTTCGCGTGGCATGTACGAGGACATCGACGCGGGACTCATCACCCGCATGTCGTGGGCGTTCATGCCCAATTGGGACTCAATCGAGGACGTGTACGACGAGGAGAACAAGCGTCTCACGTCCATCATTCATGAGGTCGAGCGCATCTATGACGTTTCTTGCGTCTCCCTGCCAGCCGACCCCAACACAGAGATTAGCGCGCGTTCCTATTTTGACGGAGCGATCAAGAGGATTGAGGCGGAGCGACTTCAAAGCGTGCTAGAGGCCCAGAAAGCCACCGAGCTTAGACGTAAGCGCATGGCGATGAGGGCAAAGGCAATCCAGCTACAGAAGTAAGGAGGATTCGGATGAATATCTCCGAGTTCACCCCCATGGGCGCCGTCGAGCTGCGCCGCATGGATGGCGAGGCATACGTTGCCCGCCGCGCCGAGGTTCTTGACCTCTCCGCAAACCTGCCCGAGGACGCGACCCTTGAGCAGATGGAGTCCATCGACTCCGAGATGAACCTGTACAAGGCCGAGGACGAGCGCCGCGCCAACATCGCGGCCCTGAACGCCGAGAAGCGCCAGCTCGTCATCAACGGTGGCGGCAAGACCGTCGAATCCGTTGCTACCGTCGCTGTCAACACCCCTAACGAGGAGGTCGATATGCCCGCACAGCAGGCACGCTCGCTCGGCGAGCATTTTGTCAACCATCTCAAGCGCGAGGGACACGCCAAGTCCTTCCACGTCGTTGCCGCGCCGTTCAATCGCGCCGCCACCGACGTGCAGGGCACCCCGGCGGTTGCACAGGCCACTCAGGCCATCACCACCTACGACACCAACGTCATCGAGGGTGTCCACGAGTCGATGGGCGTGCTGAATCTCCTTGGTCGCGAGGTCATCGAGGGCAACACCCTCGTGTTCTTCACCGAGGGCGCCATGGAGGGCACCATCGCCAACTCCATCGCCGAGGGCGCCGCGAAGTCGCGCGTCCACTTCGCCGACCCGACTCCCACGACCGTCTCCCTTGAGAAGGTCGCGGCCTACATCAAGGAGTCCGACGAGTACATCGATGACTACGGCTACCTTGCCAGCGCCATCAATGGCCGTCTGCTCTACGAGCTGAACCTCAAGCGTCAGGCCAAGGTCATCGCCGACCTGCTCGGCACCTCCGGCATCCAGACCATCGGCGGCACCACGGCGGTCACCCGCACCGCAGT